TCAGATTTTAAAGACGCAAAGATAGCAGTTGAATATATTAGCAAAAAAGGCAAAGAGATGTGCCATTATGTAGCGATACCAATAGGTAGAAAAATTAAACAAGCGTTAATACAAGAAAGAAGACGAGAAGCACTAAAAAATGCCAGCCGTTAGCAGACAAGGTGATTCATTGACAACAGGTCATGCCTGTGTAGGTACTACCACACTTGCAACACCTGGTCAATCAACTGTTCGAGCAAATTCAATACTGATTGCTAGAATAGGTGACCCTACTGTATCACACGCTTTTCCACCTGTGCCAGCTTGCGCTCCTCATGTGGCAACTGTTAATGCAGGTTCAGCTACTGTAAGAGTTCATGGTATTTCAGTTGCAAGAATAGGCGATAGTGCAGACGCTGGTGCTATGACAAGCGGTTCTGGTAATGTTTTCTCTGGTTAGTTTAAAAAACTCGTATAAATATTACCGTTATGGCAAATTATGACGCTTCATCTTTAAATAAAAGTAAAAAGGCAACTAGGACTTATGTTGACCTTGATTTAGATTTTGCTAGACATCCTATTACTAACGATATTGTAAAAATAGAAGATGTTGAAGCTGTAAAAAGAAGTGTTAGAAATTTAGTTAATACACAATTCTATGAGAGACCATTTCATCCTGAATTAGGTTGTGGTGTGAGAGATTTATTATTTGAAAATTTTACACCAATGATTGGTATTTTCATTAGAAGAAAAATTGAAGAAGTATTAAATAATTATGAACCAAGAGCTAGTATTTCATCAATTTTAGTAAACGAACAAGAAGACAGAAACGGCATAGATGTGGTAATAAATTTTTATGTTTTAAATTTACCAAATCCTGTTTCTGTTACAACAACACTACAAAGAATTAGGTAAGTAAATGGCTTCAAATAAACTAACTGTATCAGATTTTGATTTTGACGCAGTAAAATTAAATTTAAAAACTTTTTTACAAGGTCAATCTGAATTTCAAGACTATGATTTTGAAGGTTCTGGTTTTGCAGTTTTATTAGATACACTAGCTTACAATACTCACTATCTAGGTTTCAATGCTAATATGTTAGCAAATGAAATGTATCTAGATTCAGCAGACATAAGAAAAAATATTGTATCATTAGCAAAGATGTTAGGTTATACACCAACATCAGCAAGAGCTTCAAATGCTGTGCTATCAGTTAAAGTAAATGGCGTACCGTCTTCAACAACATCTTTAACCATGGACAAAGGCACAGTATTTACAACTTCGGTTGATGGCACATCATATCAATTTGTAACTAATCAATCTTATGAAATACAGCCAAACTCTGGTGTTTTTCAATTTGATAATGTAAGTGTTTTTGAAGGCACTTTAGTTACATTTAAATATACAGTTGATAGTAATGATGTTGACCAAAAATTTATAATACCAAGTTCTAACGCAGATACAAATACATTAAAAGTTTCAATACAAACATCTTCAAGTGATACTACAACTGAAGTTTACTCTTTAGCAAATAGTTATTCAGGTTTAAATGACACAACAAAATCTTATTTCTTACAAGAAAATGATGATAATAGATTTGAAGTTTATTTTGGTGATGGTGTTTTAGGTAAAAAACCATCAGACGGTAATATTATAATATTAGAATATATTGTAACAAATAAAACTGAAGCTAATGGTGCTAGTTCATTCTCATTGTCAGGTGATATAGATGGTTTTTCAGATGTAACAATCACAACTACATCAAACGCTGGTAACGGTGCAGAACCACAAACAAAAGAGTCAATAAGATTTAATGCACCATTACAATACACAGCACAAGATAGAGCAGTTACTTCAAAAGATTATGAAACAATTGTAAAATCAATCTATGCAAATGCTCAATCAATTAGTGCATGGGGTGGTGAAGATGACGAAACGCCACAATATGGAGTTGTTAAAATTGCAATTAAACCAATTGAAGGTTCTAGTTTATCTACATCTACAAAAGAAAGTATTAAAACACAACTAAAGAAATTTAATGTCGTATCTGTAAGGCCAGAAATAGTTGACCCGGAAACTACATCAATTCTTTTAACTTCAAATGTTAAATATAATGCAGGTGCAACGACAAAAACAAGTGATACTATTAAATCAAATGTTATAACAACTTTAACTAATTACAATACTAACACATTAAATCAATTTGATGGTGTTTTTAGATATTCAAAAATAATAGGTTTAATTGATAATACAGACACAAGTATAGTTTCAAATATTACAACTGTTAAGATTAGAAAACAGTTTACACCAACTCTATTATCTTCAACCAAATATAATGTTTATTTTAGAAACGCATTATATAATCCACATTCAGGTCATAATTCTTCTTCAGGTGGTATTTTAAGTTCAACAGGTTTTAAAATAGATGGTGACACTACATCAATATTCTTTTTAGATGATGATGGTCAAGGTAATGTTAGACGATATAGTTTATCAGGTTCAACAAGAGTTTATGCTAATAATACACAAGGCACTATTGACTATACAACAGGTCAAGTTACAATTAATTCTTTAAATGTATCAGTAGTAGAAAATATTAGAGGTGCAGCTTCAACTGTTATTGAATTAACAGTTACACCTAGTTCAAATGATGTTGTTCCTGTCAGAGACCAAATTTTAAATATTGATACGGCAAACTCAACAATAACAGTAGAATCTGATTCATTCGTTGGCGGCTCTGCTGACGCAGGTGTAGGATATACGACATCAAGTAGTTATTAAGGATTTGGTAAATGGCAAAATTTACTGACAAAATATCCAATCTTATAAACAGCCAACTACCAGAATTTGTAGTTGCTGACCACCCTAAATTTTTAGAATTTATAAAATCATATTATGCTTTTATGGAATCTGCTAAGATTACTGTAACAAGTATTCAAGTATCAGACGGTATAAGATTAGAGTCAGAAATAACAACTGATACAAGTAAATTATTATTAGACGCTTCAAGAATAGATACAGATAGAACACAATTAGACGCTGGCGATAATATCATGTTAGAAGATTCTCAATATGGTAAATTTACTAGAGGTGAAATTGTAACTGGTCAAACTTCAAAAGCTACAGCAACTATTTTAAAAGAAGATTTAGATAATAGTTGTCTTTACATATCTGCTCAAGATAAATTTATTAAAGGTGAAACAATAGTTGGTGCTAGTTCATCTGCTCAAGCAATACTTAACACTTATCAACCTAATCCTGTTAATACTATACAAGACTTACTAAATTTTAGGGATCCTGACAAAGTAATTTCAAATTATTTAACAAAATTTAGAAATGAATTTTTAAATACGATACCCGAAAATTTAGATGGCTCGGTTGATAAAAGAAAACTTATTAAAAATATTAAATCAGTTTACAGAGCAAAAGGTACGACAAGAGGGCATGAAATATTTTTTAGAATGTTATTTGGTTTACCTTCAGAAACAATTTATCCTAGAGAAAATATGTTACGAATATCTGATGGTAAATGGACAACAAATAAAATTTTAAGAGCTATAGCTACAGTAGGTAATACTTCAGATTTAATTGGTAGAACAATCACAGGCCAAACTTCAGGTGCAACAGCCTTTATAGAACAAGTATCTAAATTTCAAATTGGTGCAAATGAAATAACAGAATTTACAATCGCAGAAAATACTATTACTGGTACTTTTGCAACTGGAGAAGAAGTTAGAGGTACTGCTTCAGATGACGCCTCTGTTTTTATAAAAGCTACCACTTCAGGAATACCAGGAACATTATCAATTACCAATGACGGAATATTAAGTGCTGAAAATGATAATGCAACTGTAACAGGCGGTGGAACAGGTTCTATCATTCAAGTAAATGCAATAGGTAATGGTGGTTTGACAGATTTTATAATTGATGACGCAGGCACAGGTTATGAAATAGGTGATGATTTAGTTTTTAATAATGCAAATACAAATGGTGGTGACGCACAAGCAAAAATTTCACTTGTAAATGGTGGTCTAACACCAGAAGATTCAACATCAACAACAGATGACCATATTATATTAGAAGATGAAACAGTAAGAGGCGACCCATATACAGGTAATAAAATAGTTCAAGAATCAGGAACAGGCTCAAAAGATATTACAGATATAAGAATTATAAAACCTGGCACAAACTACACAACACCGCCAACAATTACAATTACAAGTTCATCAGGAAATGGTGCAAAAGTTTTAGCGTTTGGTTCTCAAATAGGTAGAGTTTTAGGATTAAAAGTTGTAGAACCTGGTGCTGAGTATCATCAATCACCATCACCACCAAGTTTAGATATGATTAGTGCTATGGTGTTAAAAGATATATCAGGTTCTTTTGTTGCTGACCAAGGTATGACTTCGTTAGATAGTTCTAGTTCAACTATTACGGCGACTTCAGTATCTTTTGATTCTACTTTACAAATTTTAAAATTTAAATTAGCGAGTGGTACTTTTCAAGAAGGTAGAACAATTACTTTAGCAAACGGTGCTACAGCTACGATTGCAAAAGTTGACCAAGTTACAGCAACAACTACTGTAACAGCTATTGCTGATACTACAGGAACATTTATAAATGAAGATGGTCATATTTCAGATGACGCCATGAGAATACAAGATAGTTTATACTATCAAGATTTTTCTTATGTAATTAAAGTTGGTCGTGCAATAGGCGATTGGCGAAATTCATTTAAATCAACAATGCACACAGCAGGTTTTTATTTTACTGGTCAAGTTAATATTGAAAGTAGAATTAGTGCTCAAATTTCACAACCAGTTGATGGTCAAATATCTGGCATTTCAGAAAGTCCAATATTTGGTGTTATCAGTCAACTATTCTCTACTATATTTGGTAGAAGACTTGGAACAGTTGATGACGGTACAACATTAAGAAGTAATCCAGAATTAGGTGTGGATCCTGATTTTGATGATAGCACAAGTGAACACTTTACACAAAATACGAGAGATATTACTTTAAGAAGAGCTTATACAATAAATTTAAGTAGAAGGTCAACACTTTATAACATTAGTTTACATAGTAATGATTATCTACTAGGTTTTGCTCATGCAGGTATGAGTATGGGTAGTTTAAAAATGAATAGTCAACCTTTTAGTTCAAATAATATGTTTAGTGGTACTCATACACACGCACAAACAACAGCGATACCAGGTAGTGTAAATGGTACAAATAGATATATTTCGCCTATGAAGTTTGTCAATTGGGCTGAGCATAGATTTCAAGGTATGGGTGATACATCAGCAACACCTGGAAATGGTGACCGATATACATTTACAGCATATGCAACAGATAATTTAAAAACTTATCTAGCCTATCCTACTGAAATAAAAGTATTTGCTCCGGCGGAAGAGTTCTCATTGACATCTATAACATTTGACCAAACGGATAAAACTTTTGATGTAGTTTAATGATAAAACTTGTATAAATATTAGGGAAATTTAGAGAGTAACATGGCAAAACAAACAATAGACATTGGTTCTTCAGCAAATGATGGTACAGGAACAACGATTCGTGCCGGTGGTGATTTAATTAATGATAACTTCAATGAAATTTATAATTATCTAGGTGATGGTACTAATTTAAACGGTTCTTTATTCACAATTGTTGATGAAAGTTCTACTGAATCATCTATAAATGTAGGCGAAAGACTTGCCATTACAGGTGGTACGAATATTACTACAACAGCTAGCGGTGATTCTATAAATGTTACACTAAATAGTACAATAACAGGTTTAACAAGTGTTCAAACAGAAACACTTACAAATGCCTCTGGTAATTTAATAGTTGATAGTTACACATATATTACAGAATTTAGAGGTGATGGTACAACTGGTGGGACTGTTGGTCAGATACAATTAAATTGTAGTAACAACTCCCATGGACAAAAAATTAAAGCACAACCTCATAGTGAGGGTGTAACAAATGAAATGTTGTTACCAAAAGGCTCTAATTCTACATTAGTGTCAGAGATAGCAACTCAAACTTTATCAAATAAAACAATTGGCGTAGGCCAATTAACTTGTAATACAAGAGCATATACAGGTGACGGTTCTACTGTAGCGTTTACAGTAACAGATGGTCAAACAGTAGATAATGTTTTGGTGTTCATTAATGGTGTTTTTCAGAGACCAACAACGGATTATACCGTATCGGGAACGACACTTACTTTTGGTACAGCTCCTGTGTCGGCAGAGGTAATAATAATTAAGGAACTGTAATAAATAGGGAAGAAAAATGGTACAAAAAATTAAAAAATCAAATCTTGATGTAGATGTCATCACAGGTGCTACAGAGCATACAGGTGCAGCTGCCAATGATGATTTAATACTAATATCAGATACATCAGAATCAGCGGCACTTAAAAAAATTCAAGTTTCAAACTTAACTGCTCAGGCAGGCGATGGTTTATCAAAATCAAATACAACATTATCAGTAGATATACCAAACACTACATTATTAAATTCAGGTGCTCAATCAAATGACGAGTTATTAATTTATGACACATCAGCTGGCGCATTAAGAAGTATTACACAAACAAATCTATTAAACTTCCCTACGATTTCAAGTGTATCTCCTACAAATGTCAATCAAGGTGATGGAACAGGAAGTCATACATTTACAATTACAGGTACAGGTTATAATGGTGCTTCAGCTAAATTAATTAACGCTAGTGGTGGTTCATTAAGTTTTGCTTCAGTAACAATTGATTCTGATACACAAATTACTGCTACTATAACAAAAGCAGCTTTAGTAGATTCTGGCGAACCTTATGATGTTAATGTAACGGCTGCTTCAGGTCTTGCAAGTACATTAGAAAATCAAATTAATGTTAATGCTCAACCTGTGTTTAGCAATGCTGCTGGGTCATTAGGTCAAATAGCTGATAGTGCAAGGTCAGGCGGTACAACATTTAATATTTTTGCTTCGGATCCAGAATCAGGTGGTGATGTTACTTATACCATAGAATCAGGTTCATTACCAGCAGGTATGAGTGGCGCTTCTCAAAGTTCAGG